AGAAACAGGGATATTGCGTTGTCCCTCACTAATAATAACCACACCAGCGATAACGATAACCGCAACAATAATAAATCCAGCAATGGTTGGAAGCTGCCCCCCTGTTGTTGAAAACACCACCTGTTGCGTTGCCGCCGGTAAGCTCGAAATAATACCGGCAAAAATCAAGAGGGAAACACCATTGCCAATCCCCTTCTCAGAAATAAGCTCTCCAAGCCACATCAAAAAGACAGCACCTCCCGTCATCACCATAACTGCCGTAATCATCGTCATGGTATCAAGCCCCACAATAACACCTTGTGCGCGCAAAAGAGCAATGATGCTAAACCCCTGTAACGCTGCAAGTGGCACGGTCAGCAAAACCATTCTTCAGTTTATGAATACCCACTACTAACTGAAGTTCAGGCTGGTTCCTTCTGTCCTGTAAGCTCCTACACTGAGCGAGATGCAAAGGAATGGGTTTCCACTACAGTTAAAGCCAGTGATTCAGCTTTTTGGCTTGAAGTCTCTGGACACTCAATGACCGCACCACCTGGTGTAAAGCCAAGCTTTCCTGAGGGTATGCTAATCCTCATAGATCCAGAACAGGATGTTGAGGCCGGTGATTTTTGCGTTGCTGGTATTTTTAACGATTCAGAAGTGACATTTAAGAGATTCGTTCGTGAGGATGGAAGGCCGTGGCTTGAACCACTCAATCCTAGCCCACGATACCAAGCAATTGAATGTAATGAACATTGCAGGATTATAGGTAAGGTTGTTAAGGCCCAATGGCCTGAAAATATCTTCGAATAAGGAGCCAATCGGCTCCTTTTTTTTGCATCTTTTTTCACCTTAACAATCATGAAGTTAACACTTTTAGTGATAATTTTATCACTAGAGGTGTTGACCAATTAATCACTATTGGTGATACTCAATATGCACCGCAGTGATACATTCTTAATTACGAGGAGACAGGTGTATCAGTCAGTCACTATAAGCATCTCGCAGGGTTCTTACCGGGACTGGAAGAGTTACCACTTGGAGACGGTCCTTTTAAATGTCCTGGACAGTGGCGCTTTGGTCGCGATAACAACCACTCCAGTTGATCCTGGGAGTTATCAGGTCAGTGAGATGCCAGCACTCTCGACGGCAGTGACAGCCGGAAGTAGACGGCGAAGCCAAGACGATATCTGAGTGGCTTTAAAAACAGATGGGAGTCGGTGGAATCCCGACAAATGGGTTTCATGTACCGAATGAACACATGATGACGCGGGGAAAGAACCGTGACAGGAGGGAAGTAGACCCCACGAACACAACATGAAAGCGCACTCCTTCACTTACCAGTTATGGGTGACAGGCGTGAAACAGGCGGAGTGCGCTTCCAGTTGTGGCATTAGCTCAGCTGGATAGAGCAACGGCCTTCTAAGCCGTGGGTCGCAGGTTCGAACCCTGCATGCTGCACCAGAATCACGTAGTTCTCGTGGTCCAAGGAAGTAAAAAAGCTGTGTGGAGTCTTGGCGGTACCAGTACCAACCTTTGAAGTCCCTGGTACCGCCCTTTTTACTCAACTGAAAGCGCGTTCTGTCCCTTGTCATTAAGTGCCAGTTCGTTAAATCCAAAACCAGCGGAACGCGCTTTCAATTGAGTGGAGAAACTAACCGGCGATTGCAGTCGCCCGTTTCACTAAGTGCCTCTTCATGGGGCATTTACTGAAACGAAACCAAAACTTTTATTCGCCTTTTGGCGAGGGATTCGTGCAACCAAAATTCAGCGGATTTTTCCACTGGAGGACTAATGAACCACCTCGAATTTATTGAGAAGAACGTAAGGGAAATCCTTATTAAACAAGGTTTTTCCTCTTCAGTGGCTCAGGGGGGGGCATGGCAAGCACTTGATTTATATAAGCGTATGTCACAAGCCAGTAAAAAAGGCGCGATTTTTGACGATGTGATGAGGCACGCAAAAGCCTGGGCAGATAAGCAGGTTTCAAAGTCCGAAGTCACGAAAAGAAAACGTGTCCAACCTAAAGACCAAGGTGGCCTCTTTTAAGCATTAAGGCCAAAGAATTCCGCGCCGTGCAGGGCGCATATAACACGGAGAAACTAACCATGACGACCACACAGAACGTCACTGAGTTACAACCACGCATGACAAGAGAGCAACTGATCGATGCAGCTCGTAAAGCGGCCCCTCTCCTTCCGGTTGCTTACCGCGGGATCATGACCGAACTGGCTAACCGCCTTGATATCGTCAGCGTTGCGCTGTGCGAGTCAATGGAACAGCGTAAGTCGCTGGCTATTGAGAACACTGTATTACGCGATGACGTTATCTGCTGGGCAAAAGAATGCGATCGCATTGTTGAACGACACACAAAAACACGCAGCAACATGCACCTTCTGGAAGCTAAGCGTGAACTGCGTGAGTTAACTCCGGTAACTAATGTTGTCATGAATGAAGGGGCTAAGTGATGGCCGCTAACTCATTCAAACAGATGTCACGTGACGGGACCATCAAGCGCACCGATACCGGGATGTTTATCAGCCTTGAACATATCCACGTTCGTGAAGGTTTCAACAAACGTGAAGACGACGAACGCACACGCCAGGCAGATGATGACCTGTTTAACTATCTGATGAACGGTGGCACCGTTCCTCCGCTGGAGGTTATCGCACGTGATGAAGGTGGTGTGTGGGTTGTTGAAGGCCACCGCCACCGTCGTTGCTACGCACGTTGTGCTGAAGCTGGTAAGCCAGTAGACCGCATTCATATCATGCCGTTTAACGGTAACGATGTGCAGCGTCTGGCTCGCATCATGACCAGTAATAACCAACTCCCCCTTTCCGATATTGAACAGGCCGCTGTTATTCAGGAGCTTCATAACGCTTTCAACCAGACCACCAGCGAGATTGCAAAGCTGGTCAATAAATCCGTGGCCACTGTTGAGAAGTTGCTACTCCTCAGCACAGCAAACCATGACGTTCAGCAGGAAGTTAAATCCGGCGCCGTTTCCGTTGATGTTGCTGTTGATCGCGTTAAAGAGTTTGGCGAGAAAGCGGGTGAAGTTCTCCAGCATGATAAAGCCGTTGCTGCTGCCCAAGGGAAAACGAAAGTTACCCGAAGCTCTATAGCTCCAGAACTTAGCGTGAAGAGCGCGAGACGGTTCGTCGAGTTAATGGCTAATGCTTCAATCAGTGACGATGGTGTGTTCACCATAGAAGGCCCTGCGCTTGCTGAAGCGCTTTCAATTATCGACGAACACAACGCTATATCTGAAGCGAGAGAAACGTACCGCTTGTCGCAGCCAATTCCAACCACAGAAGTTCGTGGAAGAAGTTTGTATGTGATGTACGACGGTAAGGAAATTGGTCGGGCATCACTTTATCGCGGTAAAACCGTCTGGCTTGACATGGGTGACAAAACCATTGTTACCAGCCAGTCAAAAGCTGTTGCGTTCTTCGTCAAAAAGTACAAACAGCAGCAGGAGAATCATCATGACAGCAACCAATAAACCAATGACCGGCGCACAGCTGGATGAACTGATGGCTGTTGCCATACGCATGCAGTCTGACAGCGAAAAGATGGGTGATCGTTCTGTGTCCATGTTTGCCTATGCGGTTCAGGTTGCTGTTTTAGAAATTCGCGAAACACGTTGTAAGAACGAAGAGCTGCAATCACAAAACGCAGAAATGGCAGTACAGCTCGCTAACGCCGAGAGCAAGTGCAGGGAGCTGGCGGCGGAGAATGTAACGCTGAATGACAAAATGAATAAGCTCGCAACTTGGCCTGGCATCGAGTTCTATTCTTCCGCGTGGGAATTCTGCAACCTTGATGGAAACGATGCGCTTGAGTTCATGTGCGACGTCAAAACCCCAGCCACCGACGCTTTCCTGGCTGAAGTGCGGTCAAGTGCGCGTAATGAGGGCATCAACTATGCCGCCAATCGTCTCGCTGCTGCATTCAATCATGGTTTCGTTGATAAGCCTCTGACAGAGGTCTGCGACGTGGTGCGCATGATTCTGGACACCAAAGAAGAACTGGCAAACTCCACGCTGCCATCTGCTGATGGGATATCTGGCGAGTACGCAGAGAAGTTTATCGCAGAGCTCGCCGCCCAACTTCGCAAAGGAGCCGCGCTATGAGCATCGCAACAATGATGAATACTGGGTTAGCTCTTATTGGGTGGGTATACATCATGTTTAAAGCCGGTGAATGGTTTATCAGTATCGCCTTTAAGCAATGGGTATCCAGAAGGAAGCAGGAAAAGAGACAGAAGGCCGTTGACGATCTGTATGACGCATTCAGCTTGTCTGAGATGGAACCTGGCGGGTCTGTTCGGCTGGAAACAAAAGGCGATCTGACAATACTGATGTTTCGCAAGGAGGCAGCTCAATGACAGCACTCAACAAACAGGCGCTGCGTGAAGCGGCGGTTAGAGCAGGTGGCGGTAAATGGATTTACATTCGGACGCTATCGCTTTCTAGCGCCTACATTACCGAGGAGACAGGAGCGACAGTTATCAACTGCACCGCTGGTGATGTCCCTGCCAAATGCGCTGGGTTTCTTGAGTTAGCTAACCCCGCCGCCATGCTGGCGCTGCTGGATGAGCTGGAAGCCGCAAATGAGTTGGTAGAACTTCAGCGATTCAAGCTTGAGCGACAGACAGAGGATTTACACCAAGCTAAATCACTGGAAAGCATCCACCGAGATAAACGCTTAGAGGTAGAGCGAGAGTTCCGTGACTACAAGGACCGTGCCGAAAGCAACCAAATGAGGCTGGCGAAAGATGTGTGTCGCCTCGAGGATGAATTACAGGCCGCTGGCATTGGCGTGAAGGGAGAGTGAGATATGTGGCGAGGAACGAATCGCGGCGGTAGCCAGATGATACTCACTGCCTACGAATACGATCCAGAAACTAAAAAATCAAAGTCGGTTTACCTGCTACGGCATCACAGCAAAGTTAAGCAGACCACGCTTGAGCAAAAACTTGTTGTTGATAACGATGCGTTTGGTCGATTTAAACCGATGGTCGAGCTTGCCGACTTTCCAGAAAGATTAAGCGAACGAGAAGCGATGCTGAAGCTGGCCGACTGGCTACACCGACTTGGCGTGGCGATTGAAGATAACTGGAGCACACCATGACAACTAACAACCACCCGGCGCACGGCCCTCTATCACTCGATCGCCTGCACCATATACGCGAAATACTCAGCAAAGCATCCGCACAAAGCGACGGCGGTAATCTCGGCTACGCAATGGCTGATGCAGTGAAGGTGATAGATGGTGTTCTGGGGTCGATAGCCCGTGAGCAAGTACGTCGTGAACATGCAGCATGGTCACAGGCCACTTTCGGCGATGTCGGTCCAGTTGGTCCGCTGAAGCACCTTTCCAAAGAAGCGATCGAGGCTGCTGCTGAACCAGGCGACCTTAGCGAATGGGCTGACATGCAATTCCTGTTATGGGATGCGCAACGTCGTGCCGGTATCAGTGATGAGCAGATTACCCAGGCGATGGTAGAAAAACTGGCGGTGAACAAACAGCGCGAATGGCCTGAGCCGAAAGACGGTGAGCCAAGGCTACATATCAAGGAATCCGACAACTCGCTTGTGACTCCGGAGGGGACAGCCTGCAAATACTGCGGCGGTACAGGTTATTTCCGTTGGAAAAAGTCAGCAAATACCTTCCCGTGTCCATGTATGGGATGCGATTTGCCAGCAGCACCTCAGCAGGAGAATATATAACGTGAACAATTTAATGATCGACCTTGAAACTATGGGGAATAAACCAAATGCTCCTATCGTCTCTATTGGTGCTGTGTTTTTTGATCCTTCCACTGGTGAACTGGGCCCTGAATTTTACCGGGTTGTTAGCCTGAAAAGCGCGATTGCTGGAGGTGCCGTTCCTGACCCAGAAACAATAATTTGGTGGATGCAGCAAAGCGAAGAAGCTCGGATGGCTATTTGCGATAAGGATGCAATAACGATTTCAACCGCCCTGATAAAGCTGAACACCTTTATTCTTAATAACTCTGACATTGATAAAGTTCAGGTTTGGGGTAATGGAGCTACATTTGACAATGTAATCCTCCGTGCCAGCTATGACCGTGAATTAATCCCCTGTATGTGGAAATTCTGGAATGATCGTGATGTCCGAACTATCGTCGAATTAGGAAGGCAAATAGGAATCAACCCACGCCGGGACATACCGTTTGAAGGTGACATGCATAATGCTCTTGCCGATGCCAAGCATCAGGTTAAGTATGTGTCGGCTATCTGGAAGCGGCTTATCATCACCCCCGATAACAGCGAGGAATAAAATGATTGAACAACCAGATGATCTCCTCACTCCGGACGAGGTATGCCAGAAACTGGGGATTACGCAAAAAACATTATGTAAATGGAATACAGAACACCGGCACCGCTCTACACTGGCCCCTGTAAAATTTAGCGCTAAAGTCGTTCGCTATGAGCGCCGTAACGTGGAGGCTTTTATCCAGAAATGCCGGAGCCAGTATTAACCTGATATTGATATGGGGCTATTGTTTTTAACAAATGCCCCTCGTTAACTTTTTTGTGAGTTAACAGCATTTCTGACACCACACATAAAATCACCAACACCAGCGCCTACGCTGTTCCCTTCCGCAACATAATCACCTTTGAAAGCCAATCTCCCATCCATATAGAAGAATTTTAACTCCCCGTATCCACTATCGCAGTCGGCATCTTTAATACTTACTTTGTAATACTCAACTTTTTTATTTTTTGTTTGATACATGAACAAAGCAGATGATTCACCTTTTACACTTCTAAATGTGCCTCTTTTTGCTGAAAAAATGCCATCATCAGCTGTAGTAACCTCAATCCAATTACTTGCGGTTTCAGCAAAAGCAACACTCGCAACAAAAAGAGCAGAAAAGCCCAGTAATGCGATTTTCTTAGCCATAAACAATATTCCATTTATTTAGGATTTTTCTTGATTCTATCTGCGTTTTAAATAACGTTCAACGACACGTCCATAGTTTTTAATGGGCATCGAGAGTCATTCAACCCCGTCGCCTTAGCAGCGCAACCTGCGCGAGTATGCTCCGCTCGTGAGCCTCAAATGCCTCGCGCTTTAACGCAATCTCTTCCTGCAAAATCTCATCTGAAAAGTCGTAGTGTTCTGCCATCGGGTCATCTGACTTGCTGGAATGGTGAAGACACAGGAGGCTTACTTCCCTTCTATCTGATCGGGAGTAGCCTCTTTCCTTCATCAGGGCAATTACATTGCTCTTAAGGAATTTACGGCACATCGTATTAAATGCCCCTTCTTTCCCTTTTATTGTCCCGTCATGCTTCATACCCTTTACCGCCCCTTCCCTATCCATGACTCTAAGGCTTTCCATACGGCTTCTTTTTGGCGTAGGGATAAGAGTTTGAGTAAGGTCGTGTTCCCAGCCTTTAATTCTCCCAGGACCTTTTCTTGGTATTGCGGGTTTTCTTGAATAGCTTCCATGCATTGGAGAGACAGGATAGCTTGTGTGGGGCTCGCGGCTTTTCCAGTGGCGATTTTTATTATATCCTCGCCTGTGATGGCGTCTCCAAAGGATTTACCAAGGGTTGCTTGTATGGCTTGTTGTTCATCGGCTGCTGGGTTTTCTTGTTTGACTGTTTGTGTGTTGGTGTTACTAGTAGACGACGATGCAGTACCCGGCGGGGTGCTAGGGCGTAAGCCATGGGCCGAATGACTGCTGTTCATGGATAAACGCACCATGAGTTGACCGGCACTGAGTT